TCTAAGAAGTCTGTAGGCAAGCCAACAGTAGAATCACCAGATGTCATTGTTGCTGTAGCAGACTTAAGAGTTTGGCGAGTACGGATCTCTCTAGCCAGGCGAATCTCTGCAAAGGTAATGAAATCAGGAATGACCGCAGTTAAATCTGATCGACCTAGATAGCTTGCTATAGAAGTCTTTAATTCTGTGTATGTTGCAAAGCCCATTAGGACACCTCAATATTATGCCAGCCGTATGTGTAATTACCTATATGGCCTATCTCCATTGAGAGATCGTGATCCACATAAGTATCTATTCCTGCATCTTTCGCTTTAATGCAAAAGTAAACATCTTCGCCTAATAACTTCCCATTTGGCAATTGCTCAAAGTAAAAGTAAGGCTTTTCTAGTTTCTTAAATGCTGAGTTTTTAATGAGAATGACACCGCACCCTATGGCATCTACCTTCTCTATTCCTTTTTTAACATTGGAATAAACAGGCAGCCAAGATACAGAACCATCTTCCTCATAGTTAATGTTTTTGGCAGTAGGCTTTACTGGCTCTGATCGAGTAGTAGCGTTTACGCCAACAATGTCTTTATTATGCTTTAAAAGCCGAACAAGCGCATCTTTTGGAAAGCGCATATCAGCATCTATAAACATTAGGTAATCGCAATGCTCATTGATAACAGAGTCTACTAACGCATTACGCTGATCGAATATTAATGTGCCTGTAGATGTGTACAGATTAATATCGTGTTTCGTCTGTTTTGCTGTGTAATTAACTAATGCTGATAAGTCAAACGATGTGGATATTTCTACTTGCCCTCTTGCTGGAACGCAGATTCCTATCCTCATACTGTGCCACCCCTAGTACGGAATACTCTGTTGTCAGGGTTATTTAACCACTTTACTAAGGCCTTTTGGTCTAGTATGTGGTAACCACGCATTATGCCTTCTCTGTTGAGGGTGTTAATAATCTCAGCAGGCAATGAAGCAATTTTATTTTTAGGGTCATATATGTTATCACCCCAGCCAGTTTTAGAACTTCTAGCATTGAATTGTTCCTTTGTATGTTCTGTAAAATCAGTTAAATCTACTTCCGACTTAATAACTATTCCACCTTCGCCATCTGCAAACGCAGTACGGATGACTCCATCTACTACACCGAGATTGCCTCGTTTACCGAGATCAGACATACATTCTCCTAGAAAAGGGGATCAGTTTCCCAATCCCCTTATTCTACATTACTTATGACAGATCGAAAACACCGCCATGTGCAGCTTCGTTACGAACTTCCAAGGTGAACTCAGCTAAGATTTGTGTCTTTTCTGCATCACCAACACGAGCTAACTCGTTAGTTTGGAATGGGCGTAGGTAAGCCAATGCTGCATACTCAGGATCGAGGATGAGAGCATCACGAGTACGCATGAAACGATCTGGAACAATTGACAATACGCCAAAGTCGGACTGATAGAGATCAGCACCAGCTAAGATTGTCGCTTGACCTGAAGTAGGCACTTGGTAGCGTTGTGCAGCCAAACCAGTAAAGCCTGAAACTACTTGCTTTTGTGTTGGGCTAACAAACAATGCTGAAGGTGTACCACCGTTAGTAAACACAGATGCGATAACAGTCTTGAGCATTGCTTCTGTGAAGGTACGAGTTGTACCGTCTGTACGAGTAGAAACACCAACTGTTACAGGGTCTACACCAGTAGTAGCAGTACCATTCTTGCTTGTGTTGCTCTTAATGTATGAGAGCAAAGCACCTAATGTACGAGCTGTTGTGGAGTTACCAGCAGATTGACCTTGGTTAGCTGTGATGATAGTTTCCATATCACGCTTGATTTCAGAAGAAATCTTAGCCAATTGATAAGCCTTCTCAGACTTACGACCAGCCTTGTCTACTGCTTCCAAAGTGCCAGAAACCATAACTGTCTTACCAACGATCTGAGTGTAGTTACCCAAACGAGTTGTAGGAGAAACAGTAATGTCAGATGCAGTTGCACCTTCAACTAAAGCATTAGCAGTAGTGTTAGCTGCCAATGAGTCAGTCTGCCACTCGTGATAAACAGCAGTTGCCTTAGTCTTGCCAATAGATGACATGATTGGGGTATCTGTTGGAGAGATAGAATAGATTACATCGGACAAATCTTCACGATTGCCGATTGATTGATATACCTGATATGTTGCCATGATTTAATTCCTTTAAATAAATTGTTCAAAAAGTTTTGCTGCATCAGCCTTCTTGCCAGTCTTTTGTAGGCGAGTAAACTGCTTTTTCATTTGTTCATTCTGTGAACTGCCAGGATTGGAAGTTCCAGACTTTAATACCTTTGGCGCATCCTGTACTTTCTTGACGGCTGCACCCTTATTACCTGATAGCTTTTCGTACATCATTGCGTTGTATAGCGTTTTAACTGCTCTGGGGTCATATACCTGTGCTAGTTCTTGGTCGCTAAATCCGATTGATTTTGCATAAGTACGAATGTCCCTACGCACAATTTCAGCTTTAGCGGCATCCCTAAACTCTGGAATAGCCTCTTTCAGTTGCTCTGCTGCCTCTGCAAGATGTTTCTGTAACGCTTGCTGTCTGTCGGCATCCTGCTGTTTAGCAAGATTTTGTCTTTCAGCTTGTACGGCTTGAAGTTGCTTTTCCTTCTCACTACGCTCTGCTACCGCTATTGCATAACCTATAGGATCGGTTTCCTTTAGTTCTTGCAAGTTCTCTACATTGCTTTGGCTTTGTAGAACACTCTCAATAGCCTCTAAGCGCTGTGCGTAAAGATCACGCATCTTCTTAGATTCTTCAACTAATCCTCTTTCAGCCTCTACGGCCTTACGAGTTTCAGCTAAAGCCTGAGTCTTTTTAGTATAGTCTGCTGTCCTACTGTATCCGCTTAAGAGTTCATCTTCTGAAACTTCGACTTCTTCATTGCCAACTTTGACCCTGAATGTCTTAGCTCTAGGAGCTTCTTCCTCATACTCTACAGTTTCTTCCGCATTTTCATCTTCGTAGGATTCGTCTGAATCCTGTACTTCAGTTTCAGTATCATCAGATTGCGATTGAGCTTGCGCTTTCTCCTCTGGTGTATCCATCATAGACAAAAATGCGTTAGCCGCATCACTTACTGTATTAACACTTCCTTCTACAGGATTGGTGTTTTCACTCATGTTATTTACCTTTTAGGTGGTTATAAAATCTTCCAGCGTTTCTCTGCAATTTGCTTGTTATCAGCTAATGCTTGGATTGTCGCTATAAATTCATCCATCACTTTAAGTTTGAGAAAGTTCTTTTCTCGCACTTCTACATCATTTTCGTTACTGTCAAATATGTTGTTACGATACAACAGTTTTTGACTTTCGACAAGTTCTAGGAAGAACTCATCTGACAAATAGGCTCTAGCTCGCTCTGACTTGTTATAAGACATTAGGGATATTTGCCGTTGGTGATAGTTTTGCGCCTAGTTGCAAAGCCTTTAACTGAGCCTCGTACTCAAATTCCTGTTTCTTAAGAGCCATAGTCATCTCAAACTCTTGCTGCTTAAGTGCAATCTGAGCCTCTGCCTTAACCTGGGAGATCTGAATATCATTCTGAGCCTTGGCGTTATCTGCTTCCATCTTAGCCTGCATCTGGGCTACATAGGCTTGCATAGCTGGATCTTGTTGCTGACCCTGTTGCTGGCTTTGTTGCGCCATTTGTTGCTCTTGCTCTGGACTAATCTCTAGGAAAAACTCGTTAGAGTCCTTAAAGCCAGCAGCCTCAATAAACCGACCTAATGTCTGTCTATAGTTTGTAAGGCTTACCAATGGATTGTTAATGCCTACAGTCTTAAGTATTTCCTCTTGCTTACCTAAAACCATAGCGATCATAGCCATCTGCTCTTGCTTGTTGCCTGTGCCTAGACCGACATTGATAGAGATGTCAAAACCATTAGTCCACTCTCTAGGATCAATAGATACATACTTACCACGCAAACGCACAATACGCTCTTTATCTTGATACTTGCAGAGTAATTGTAGAATCTTCTGGAATAGGTCTTTTACGCCTGTTTCAGCAAATACCCTAGCAATTAACTCAATCTTTCCTGCTGCGCTACTCTGCATTGCAGCAACAGCAGTAGCCGTACTGTTTTGTAGAACTTCTGGACTTAAGCCATTCATCTGGTCTGATACGCCAGTTCTCTTAGCTTGTACAGAATCCAAGTATTCCAGTAATGGGAATGATTGGTTAGCAGTTGGTGGTACTGTTAAAGGAATAATGGCTTGGGTATTTTTCATACGCACAATGCCATTAGCTGTAACTGTTAGCAGATCATCTAGGTTTACTTGACCTTCTACCACGCCCATTCTTGGGCTATTAGTCATGTAGAGATTGTCTAGGATCTGCCTTGTAACTGTAGATTTAATCAGTTGTATATCTACTGCTCGATCTGCCAGGCTATGACCAAAGAACTTGTGTGGCATAGGGATAGGGCAAATAGAACAGAATGGTACGAAATCTACTTCCTCGTTATCTAGGATGTCTGAGCCAGCATAAGTAACTTTACGCAACTCAGCAATGCCATCGCCATCAAAGTCTACCTTGATATAAGACTCGATTACCTCAATCTCTTGCATAGAGAAGTCTAGGCTTGCTTGATCGCTTGGCTGTTCGCCTTGATCGAAACGAGCCACATTTTCTTGGTTATAGGTTAAGTCTGCATAAGTAGGAAGGTTATCTACAGTATCTTTCTCAAAGCCCATTGCGATTAACTCTGAGCGAGTTGTTAGCTTTCTGTGGGCTACAAAAGGTGCATCAGCAATAGTCCTAGCCTTCTTAGAGATTAAGAACTCCTCTGGTGGCACATTCTCTACAATTACCTTACCAGTTTTCTTAGTTTTTTTGAGCTTAACATCGTAAGAGAACACAGGTGGAATCATCATCCCCATAGGATCTATTCCTGCTGGGGCTACTTCTGTAGTCTTTTGATTTACTACTTCCACCTCTGGATCATTAAGTAACATTGTTACTTCATCTTGAGTCAGGTTTTGATACTTTTCTTTGCTGACATCAATCTTCTCATCCCAATAGACCTTAACGATTCCGTTCTTTTGCAAGAGCGCATCCTTAAACCAATTGTGCATAAGCAATACGCCATCGTTATCTCGGCTCATTACCCAGTTCACATACTCTGTAGCCTGCTTTGCTTTTTCCTCATCGCCTGGGCCTTTAGGCTCAAAACGCACAATCTCATCTGACTGTGTAAAGATACGCAATAGTTGTGGCAACGCACCATCGACTACCTCGGCTACCTCGCCTGTAACGATCTGGCTACGACCTTCTACTTCATTGCCGTATTCGTAACGATTGTAGTATTCAAGGGCTTTTCTACGATCATCTGTAGTTTCGCTCTCAATGAAACCAATAGCGTTATCTATCTCGGCATCAAGTATGCCTTTTAGTGTGCCTTCATCCATTTAGACTATCCATTTTGTGTTAATTTTAATCGGTTGCGACCAAGATGTAGTCTGCTCTAAGCCTAAAGCCAGATACCTAAAGGAATCGCTAGAGTGCGATGCCCAGTCGTGGAGTGGCTTGTCATAGAACACATTACGCTTTTCGTCATACTCTCGCCTATAGTTTCGTAGGCAATCTAAACCCTGTTTTACCTTTGGCACATTAAACCAGCACTTAGGTAGTAATCTTCTAACCGCTTGTATGCCATCATCTACTGCGAGTCTTGGCAGAACCTTGCAGTCCAAGCCAGCCTCTCTCAGCACTTCTATTCTGCTCTTGCCTGTGCCTAGCTCTCTTACTTCCACATCATGCGGAAGGAGTTGCTCTGCCTTGTGCCAGTTGTTTTCTTTCAGCCATTCTACATACCAATCTAGACCTTGACCATGATTCTCTACATGATCCATCACTCTGAACTCTTGTCCTGCTATCTGCATTACAAAGATTGCAGTTGAGTCCCCGATTCCTAAGTCCCAGGCGCAGTATGTCTTGCACAGATCATCTCTAGTGATTTCGCACATCCGACCCTTTTCCTCTAGGTCGTTTAGCATTTTTCCGTAGTAGCTGCCTTCCACGGCAGAATTAAATGAACATTCGTACTCTTGATTAAATTTATCGTCACCCATCTCATTGCGAGCATCTTTTAGCTCTGCCTCTGAGATGATGCTTGTTTCACTTGCCTTAAACTCTACAAGACCCCAATCAGGATTTAACGCTGCCCGATCTCTTAAGTCTTTGAAGTGGTTGTTTCCCTTTGGAGTCCCAATAAACAGGCATTTCCCGTTTCGGTCTGAAAGAGCTGGTCTGATGATCTCGTTCCAGATTTTAGGGTTTTGATCGCCAATTTCGTCTAGCACCACCATGTCAAAGTATTGACCACGCAAACTGTCTGGGTTATCTGATCCGTATAGCTGGATTCTGCGCCCCATAAAGTCTACTCGTAACTCGGCTACATTAATTACAGCACCTAATGGCCTTGTGTACTTGCATAAATAGTCAAAAGCTACTCGCTTGGCCTGTCCGTATGTTGGTGCGATGTAGGCATATCTTGGGGCTTCTTTGTCGTTTTCAAGGGCTGACTTGATAAGATGGTTCAACGCACAAACTGTCTTGCCCATGCGCCTGTGTGCCACCCCTACTGTAAAACGATGTGCATCCATTACCTCATGTAGTTTTAACTGAGGCTCTCTAGGTTTGTAGGGTATTACTATTGTTCCCATGAAACTTTAATGACACCGCCATCTGCCCCAGATACTTCCAATGCGTTTGTTTCTTTCCATTGCGCCCTGGTCTTTAGCCAGAAGATAGCAGCAGCCGTATTGCCGTTTTTAGCTTGTTGGAATAGCGTTTGACCAATAGAGGCGTTGGCATCTATACGACCATCTTCTAAATCTTTCTTGTAGTGCTTTACTAGCGTATCGTCTGATATGTCTAGCTTGCCAGCAATATCTACATATTTAATGCCTACAGCACTTAAGCTTCGGACTAACTTTCTAGTTTCTTCGGTAGGGATATGTTCTACACCTTGCATATCATTCCTTTTCTAACTCCGAAAGTACAGCTTTTTTGCCTGTAAATTCTTCCCAGCGCTGCACAATAACATCGCAATAAGCAGGAGATAGCTCCATCATAAAGCCTTGTTTTTTCTTTGTTTCGCAGGCTATCAATGAACTTCCACTTCCAGCAAACAAATCTAATACTGTTTCACAGTCTTTGCCATATTGCTGATAACACCATTCAGCTAAAGCTATAGGTTTTTGTGTAGGATGAACCCTTTTACCGCTTTCACCCTCTTTAATCATTCCTGACCATATTTGTTTATAAATCCTAGCGGCAGTTCCTGAACTACACCAAGCTAATTCACAGTCAGCAAAGTTATTGCTTGCCATATCACCACGCTTATCCCAAACAATCCAAGATGATTTGTTTTCTAAGCTACTAGCGTAATAGTTTCCACCCCAAATAATCTCAACCTTTGATTCAAGAGTTTTAATTACATGAATAGCTTCTACAGCAACATCAATAGAATCATCTCCTGCTACTGGAGCATAAACGCCATTTTTAGCCAAGTTATCACCACCTACTTTGCCATTTTTACCAACTATGGATATTCCATAAGGAGGGTCTGTATAGACCATATCTACAGAATTACCATTCATTAGCTTGTCTACATCATCTATGCTTGTGCTATCACCGCACATAAGCCTATGGTTGCCCAATATGTAAATGTCCCCTAGCTTTGTCTTAGGCTCATCTGGCACATCAGGCACAGCATCTTCATCTGTTAGCCCTTCTGTTTCCTCTATAGGGTTAAGCAGAGCATCTAGCTCATCAGGATCAAAACCTAATAAGGAAAGGTCTATATCATCTTTTAGGTCTTGCAACTCTAGCGACAACATAGATGTATCCCACCCTGAATTGAGTGCGATTCTATTGTCTGCTAAGACATAAGCTTTTCTTTGTGATTCTGTAAGGTGTTCTAGCTTTGCTACTGGCACTTTATCCATGCCTAGCTTTCTTGCTGCCATGAGCCTTCCATGCCCAGCAATGACTAAATTTTCTTTATCTACAAGAACAGGGTTGTTAAATCCAAACTCTTTTATAGATCCAGCTATCTGAGCTACTTGCTCATCTGAGTGTGTCCTGGCGTTTTTAGCGTAAGGAATCAGGGTTTCTACTGATGTCCACTCTATTTTTGTTGCTCCTTGCATTCCATTCCTAACGGGTGATGGTTGATGATGTTGCTATTCTACAACACTTTTACCACTTTACTTTATTTGCCCAGAACGCTGCACTCATTTTGCCCTTGGCAATGTTCTTAGCGTGTCTTGCTTTAAATGCTTTGTTTCTAGCACTACCATCTGGGCTACCCTTTTTGCCTTGCTGACCAAAACGAATTGTCTTAACCTGATCGCCTTCTTTTGCTACTACAACATGGCTTTTAGTGGGATGGTTTGGAGTTCTTTTGGGCTTGTTGTACCCAGCTACACCTATGCGCTCAAATATCTTGGCAGCATCCCTAATTTTCATTTCTTGTAACGACCTTTTTTGCTTGCCTCTGAGATGGCAATAGCAATAGCCTGTTTAGGATTCTTAACTACCTTGCCACCCTTACCAGAATGTAGAGTTCCTGATTTAAACTCGCCCATTACCTTGCCGATCTTGGCTTGTTTTTTGCTCATCTTCATTTTTTAACCCCATAAAAGTAGAGATCTTTAGTAGCCTCTCCTATTCCAAATTCATAAGCAGAGAACATATCGTCTAGCTTAAATTGATCTACAAAGTCTTGCTCTGTTAAGTTCTTGTAATAATCATTGCAGAATGGAGCATCTGCTGGGCTAGTGCGCTTAGTGCCATGCTCTGCTCTGCCTGTAGTAGCGCAGGACATAACAATTAAGCCGCTAGGCTTTGTCATTCTGTACATATTGGCGAATGTTGCTGCCCAATCAGGGTTATGCTCAAAACACTCACAAGAGATTACTGTGTCAAATGTATTGTCTGGGGCTTTGTAGTCTTGCCCTGGGCATACAATATCTACGCCCCTTCCATGACCTAGATCTATTCCAATGTAGTCGCAGCCCGTAAAAAACTGTCTAACAGACCCATTTATATCTAGGCTGCCTACTTCTAATACTTTGCAATTAGCAAAGTTATTAGGAAAAAAACCAGCTATTCCGCTTACAAAATCAAACTGTTGCTGGTGTGCCAATTACTTTTTGGCCTTCATTGGCTTGGCAGTCTTAGCTGCTTGCTTAAAGTCTTTGGCTGTAGGAGCATTTTTGCTACCTACTTTGTTCATTTTTTCGCCTGATCCCGCAGCTATGCGCTTTCTCTTAGCGTTGATATTTCCGTAAAGACTATTCTTCATCTTCCATCTCCATTTCTTCTTCTTTACCAATAGCTTCCCAGGCATCGCATCCGTTGTTTTGGTTGCACATAAAGTCGTAGATTTCGCAGTAGCCCATTGTCTTTTCTATTCCACAATCAGGCATTTCTTTTGGTGTGCAGAAGTATTCGCAGGCTTTACACTTGCCTTCGCCATCGCCCTTCTCGCCATAGTTGGCTGTGAGAACAGCTTTTTTCATGTTGCCCTTGTTAATATCGGCATCTTGAGTGGCTAGTGGGCATGAAGTCTTATCCTCTGCCAATAAACCACCTTCTTGTTTTTCGCCCATCTTTGGCTTATCACCAAGCAAGCCGATCATAATCGTAGTTTTTTGTGGTTTCATGGTATCTGAAGAAATTTAAGGCGAACTTGCCCAAGACAATTTTAACGCTTTTTTAATCAAACCACAACTTGTACAAGTCTGGCATTGAGTTTCTAATCCATGCCCTAGCCTCGCCATCATTCTTTTGGTGATCCATTCCTATAGTTTGGCTGCCAACATGGTGTACATACGATCTACTAACATAATTGTTATATCCAGCAGCTCGAATCTCTAAGCATTGAATATCGTCTGAATACCAGTTAATCGGTTTATAATCTATCCATGCCTCTCTAGAGATAATCCCGAATAAAGGGGAAAGTACATCACTTTGGAATATCTGATCTTCCTCTACAAATTTAATTCCATTGCGTACTTCGCCATTTCTAATATTCTGTAGCCCACGCACATAGTCCGATCTACTACATAACCAGCCTAAACTGTGGTTTTGAAGCAACACCTTATCTTCTATTAACAAATTAAAGCTACTGGGACTTAACACTATGTCATCGTTTGCCACAATAATCTCAGGAAACATCTCAAACGCATATTGCACCGCATCATTATAGGATTCCCCATAATTAGTGCCGTTGTTTGGAAGATTGATAGTATTGTGCCTAGAACACTCTAGATCGCTCCCAGCAACGATAACTGTTACTTCCTTTGGCACATACTCATCTATTGATGCAAACAGCACAGGCAAGCATTTAGCGTGTTTTGTCGCTATTACTATGGCAAGATTGGCAAATGAATCGTTCATTCATTCCTTCGTTATAAGATTGTAGGATTCCGTCTTTAGTCGTTTTTCTGATCTTGCAACTTGTACAAATTCTGATGGTAATTTGACTTGGACTTCTTATCCAGTTCTTGCTGGAGTCGTTTTTTTGCATTATGTAAATCTGTTTCTAATTTATGAGGTGTTGTTCTAGCATTATGCGCTAACTGGTTTAGTGAGGCATAGGGATGGCTGACATATCTCATTTTAAGCACTTGTCGCAATTGCAAGGGTAAGCCCTTAATTGCCTGCTCTATAAGATCTCCGTCTACATGGTCTGGCTCGTAATGTGGCTCTGGGTCTGCGTATAAATTGCCCAGCTCTGGGACATAGTTCTTTTCAAAACTGCGACAAGTAGTTTCCACTTGTGGGCCAATAACTCCCCAAGTAACATACCAAGCCCAATTTTTTATCCTCTGTTCCATGTTTGTCATTTAATTTTAATTAATTTATTGTATTATATTCAATATCTTATGGCAAAGGTAGATATGAAACGATCTAGTGCAGCAGATGAAAAGTTTATAGAGTGTTGGAAAAGACTTGGCTCTCCTACTTTAGTAGCAAAAGAGATAGGTATTAACCCTAGGAGCGCATTAAATAGACGAGCTGCGCTAGAGGCTCGCTATGACATTAAACTTCCAACTCATAACTCTATGAGAGATCCAAAAAAAGAAAAATTAAAAAAGATAGAACAAACTCCGCACAATGTACGCAGAGGAATAGATATAGATAAAGTTAAACGAGTAATTGTATTTTCAGATGCTCACTTTACAGATACCACCACTACAGCATTTAAAGCATTATTAATGATGATTAAAGAGTTTAAACCTCAAGTCATTATTTGTAATGGAGATGCTTTTGATGGACAAGTATTAAGCAGATTTCCATCTATCAATTACGACCAAAAGCCTACAGTATTAGAGGAGCTTAACGCTTGTCGTTATCACCTAGACGAAATAGAAAAAGTACGCCCTGCTGGATGTCGCCTAGTATGGACTCTTGGCAATCACGATATGCGCTATGAGGCTTGGCTAGTTAATAAAGTGCCTGAGTATTCTGGCGTAGATGGATTTAGCCTTAAATATCATTTTCCTAATTGGGAAACTTGTTGGTCATTTTGGATTGGGGAAAATACAGTAGTAAAACACCGATACAAAGGTGGTCGTACTGCTGGATATTCAAACTTGGTGGCTGCTGGCAATACCAACATTATTACAGGGCATACCCATGTTCTCTGTGCCTCGCCCATAAGTAATTATCAGGGAACTTTTTGGGGTATTCAGACTGGATGTCTGGCTGATCCATTAAGTGCCACTTTTGAATACTGCGAGGATAGCCCTAAAGATTGGCGTAGTGGTTTTGCAATGCTTTCATTCGATCAAGGCCGTATGCTAATGCCAGAGTTGATTATGGTTACAGATGAGCAGAATGGAGAATTTGAGTTTAGGGGATGTATTAATAAGGTATGAAGATAACGCCTCTTATTCTTGAGAATCTTTATCTCTGTATGGCATCGTGTCATCCTATGCGTAACTGGGATTTGCCACCACCAGAGCTAATTACTTTTAAGGTTACTAGGGAAAAAGATGCGATGGCTACTTATCGTTTTGACGATGAGATAGAAAAGCCACATATCATTACTATTAGCAGATTAAAAAATGAACACTTTGATACTATTCAAAGAAGTTTAGCCCATGAGATAGTACACATGAGCTTTTGGAAAACAGGCGCATGGGATAAGCATGGCACAGCATTTAGAACTCGTACTAGGCAAGTAGCCAGGGAGTTTGGCTGGGATAGCCTAGAGCTTTAGTGGCTGCCTTCGCTATTCTGATTTGCCAATAGCGACTTGTACATCTTAGACTGATCCTCTAGATCTCTGATTAGTTTAACGACCCTAAACAATACTTCGTTCTCATGCTGAGTTACTACCTTGCCTGTGTATAGGTCTACTAGCTCATTAACAATTTTATTCGTTTCGTTCATATAGATCCTTTTCCAAGTTTCTTATCCTGTTGCTCCAACAACTCCTCACAGGATATTCCCCATTTTTTTTCAAAACCTTTGACACCCAATCTGTGAAGGCTATCGTTTCCGTTCCTATGATGCTCTGGGCATAATCCAAGCACAGGGGATGCAGACCTAACAGCTCCATATCTCCGCACATGATGGAGTTCTGACGGGCTGCCTTCAATCCCAAGGACTTCGGAGCATAGAATACATCCGAGGCTTGCAATCTGATCGAGAGCGTTCTTTTTGCCATTTTTAATCCCCATCGTAACATTCGCATGGAACTTCAGTAGTAAACATTTTCATTTGTGCATCATCCGCATCAATTAATTCTTTCCATGAGTAGTTTCTGCCTAGACCCTTTATTGCAGTAAAACTAGCTTTAGCGTTTTCTTCCATTGCCAATGCCCTTATTATTAGGTCAGGATGAGTTTTGTTTAATTGTAATATTTCTCTAGGTTTAGAGCTGGGGCAAAAGAAACAAGCAGATTTACCAGGCAAAGGTAATCCTGCGTTTTTGATAGACTCAATACATTCATCCCTGCCCATATTCCATTCTACCAATGGGTATTGCATATTGAACTTATTGGTTATTTTTTCATCCAAAACACGATTAGCACGATGTGGCTCATCTGCATCATATCCAATATATTTGTTCACTCGCCCCCCCCCAGCCCATACTTCTTTAACCATAGGATGATTTTTAATATATTTATCCTGTGGCTCACCTTTAAATTGCTGAGAACACTTTTTAAATCCAAAAGCAATAGATGGTAAAGTTTTATGCCCAAGGCAAAATTGCTCTAGACCCATGTGTTTGCTAGGTGTTTCTGCCTTAACACAAATAATTTGTGGAAACCCTTTAGTAACTAACCACTTACTAAACATTTCTAAATACTCGTAGGTTTCTGGTCGCTCACCGCCAGTATCAGCAAAAGTAATTAAATCGCATGGAATACCACGATTAATCATTTCAATTAATAATGCTGTGCTGTTTGTTCCAGCTCCGTAAGAAACAATATTCATTGTGTAGCCCTATCAATAGTACGATTAGTAGCCTCTTGACTGCGCCATATCTCTATTCTTGCTTGGGCTGCTATCAATTTCCACCTTAATGTTTCCTCTACTTCTACAGCCTCTTTTAGCCCTTCTAAGAGTTTTACATAATCATCTGTAGCGTAGGCTTCCATCTCTTTAGCAGCAATGCTAGGGGCTGTAGATTCCAGCATGAGCCGACTCTTAGCAGATCGCAGATAGTTCTCTATATAAGTTCTATCTGCTTTGGCTTGGGCAAAGACTCCTGATTGTTCGTAGATAAACTGGACTGCTTTGCTCGGGTCAATTTCCATTGTCTTTCCATTTCGTCTTTTAGTTTAAGTGTGGCCTCCCAGCCACGCTTTTCTAATACTAATGCTAGTTGTTTTCGTCTTTTTGCTAAAGGCCAAGTAAGTAAATCTTTTGCCTCACAGATGTTTCTCCATTCCTCGCTGCTTGTGTCCATCTAACCTTTCTTTTAACAATCTCCATGCTGTTGCTGCACAAAGTGGTACTTGTCCATTTCCAATGGCTTTAAGTTTGTCCACCCTGGCGGCCACCCCATCAGCCACTCTACCCATGTTGGGTTCAGATTTCCACCAACAATGTTCGGCAGTTGCTCTCCATAATTTTGTATTTTCCCTGAT